TGGAAATCCATTGTTTTTCGATTGAACCCGCGAGGTAGATTATCGTATTAAATAATAGTTTCTCGGCTAAGATAACTTCAAAGCTAATGTAGAAACTTGATAGTACATGTGTAATCTATGTCATTCAAAGGACAATTCAATCTAGGAAGAGCAGTTTGGCAGAACCTTGCGATTCTGTTCTCACTGATCTCTAAATAATAAAATTACCTTGGCGGCCACTAGTCATGTTACTGAATAAGAACATGCCTAAGTGGCCGCCAATTATCCCACCGCCCCTCAATTGGGCGGCCTAAGCTGATAGGACCCCATCAGCTAGGAGAGTTGTGCGCTTTGCACATGGAAGAGGGGGGAGATCCTGTGGAATGCCGATACTGTTGCATTCACGGGTGGTTGTGGTAGGTTTGTTGCATCAAGAGTTCTGTGTCCAATCATTTTCATGCATCTTCTTATCTCTCTTTCGATTGATCGAAGGACTCGGTTATTACCTTGTCTTTTATCATCGTAGATTGATTCGAATTTTTGCGTGAACAATGATTCTACACACAACTTGCCAAAGAGTGCCGACTCGCCGACGTTGTACACTTCATTGAATTCATGTTGTTTAACATGAAGTTCATATGCTGTGTTGACTGTCGCGTCCGCCTCTGTCGCAAGTTGTTTTGCTCTTTTTGATGCGTAATCCCAGACTTTCCACACCACTTGTTCAGGTTTCTTTGATGGCAGTTTACCGTTGCTTCTTATGGCAGCGGCGAGCTGGAGATCCATCGTTGTAGGCATCCACGGCTGGACCTTTTTTCCTTTGATCTCGACAGTATAGTCGGGAAACATTGGTAATCCGAGTCCGCCCAGATGCTCAGGTAGGAACCATGGAATAATGGCCGAGGTTTTCAATGTGTCCCAGTTGCGATTCAGATACATCTTGAATACTCTCACACGATCTTCGTGTGGGCAGTTGTCCAAGAGTGTGTGTGCATTCGCGCTGACACTATTGATAGTTCCCCAGTCATTGATTTTTGCAGGTTCGAGCTTTCCACTAGTTGAACGCCCGAGTCCCGCCATCAATCCCATATTGATTCCTTTCACCTGTCTGAGCCAGTGCTTGCTGTCCTCCGATCGATTATTTTCGACATAGTGGAAATACTTTTCTTCCACCGTGCCGTCCTCCTTCATGATCTTTGAATCTGAAGTCGAGAGACGAATCGTAATCGTTGGTACATCAGGAGTCTTGAGCTTCTCGGCTCCTGACACTGGTTCCTCTACAACGAATTGAGTACTGTTCATATTCAGCAGATACTCAGAGAAGAAGCATTTTCCTATGCTTGGCGCCATGCCGAAGTCAGTTGCAATTCTCTCCCATGCTAACTTCCCCACCACCGTACAACGGAATGTACAATCATCTCCGTTTACCGCGATGTGGGCAGTTTTCAATGTGAGTTTGCGACCAACCGAAGCCTCTCGTGCCAGCAAGCAAATTGCTGCATTGGCGATGCAAAGAACAGGGAATGAGACGATCGAACCCATGAGTTGCCCCCACGTTTGACTTTTCATCGAACCGGAATTTTCCGGATCTTCGATTAAATGTCCTGTGAGTGCACTTGTGAATAGATCTCTCAATCTCTTGTCTTTGATACACTGACCGATCCGCCCTGTGATGTGATCACTCACCCACGGTCCCAGGTTGTCTGTCGCTGCTTTGTAGTCACCACTCATGTATTTCTCACCTGTGCGCAGTTTCCCAAGTTGTTTTTCAAGATACGAATTATCGATTTCTTGTCCAATCAACTTGAAAACTCCGCTTTCGTGATTAACGAGCGTGTTCCACAACCACTTTTGTAGTGGTTTTAAAGCAGTGTACGTTGCAACTGGTCCCTTGGAGATGACTCTCACCTTGAGCGCCTCAGCCAATGCCACCAACTTCACCTTCTTCTCCTCATTCTCCGCCTGAGTAATCAGACGTTCCATCAAGATCCTGAATTTTTCAAGTAACGTGGTGTCATCCATGACAACACGGCGCGAACGCCAGGATTTCCCATTTCCC